GGAACCCAAGGCAACCAGGGTAACCAGGGTAACCAGGGTAACCAGGGACAGACAGGCGCGATTGGACCTACCGGGCCGCAGGGAGTTGATGGGCAGCAGGGTGTGATGGGTCTCCAGGGTACAGCCGGAAGTACGGGACCACAGGGAGCAGGTAGTGCGGGAACCCAAGGCAACCAGGGCAACCAGGGTCCAGGTAGCGCGGGAACCCAGGGCAACCAGGGGAACCAGGGGAACCAGGGACAGACAGGAGCGATTGGACCTACGGGACCGCAGGGAGTTGATGGGCAGCAGGGTGTGATGGGTCTCCAGGGCACAGCCGGAAGTACGGGACCACAGGGAGCAGGTAGTGCGGGAACCCAAGGCAACCAGGGCAACCAGGGTCCAGGTAGCGCGGGAACCCAAGGCAACCAGGGTAACCAGGGCAACCAGGGCCAGATAGGCGCGATTGGACCCACGGGACCGCAGGGAGTTGATGGGCAGCAGGGCGTGATGGGACTGCAGGGTACAGCCGGAACTACAGGACCACAGGGTGTTCAGGGAGCAGGAAGTCCAGGCGGTGAAGGCACCCAAGGCACCCAGGGTAACCAGGGCCCGGGAAACGTAGGAACCCAGGGCAACCAGGGCAACCAGGGCAACCAGGGCAACCAGGGTAACCAAGGTCCAGCTAGCACGGGAAATCAGGGACCGACAGGAGCGATTGGACCTACGGGACCGCAGGGAGTCGATGGGCAGCAGGGTGTGATGGGACTGCAGGGTACAGCCGGAACTACAGGACCCCAGGGTGTTCAGGGTGTAGGAAGTCCGGGTGGCGCAGGTTCCCAGGGCAACCAGGGTAACCAGGGTACCAACGGAATCAATGGAGCTCAAGGTAACCAGGGTAACCAGGGTAACCAGGGGCACACAGGACCTCAGAGCAACCAGGGTAATCAGGGATCGACAGGACCGATTGGACCCACGGGACCGCAGGGAGTTGATGGGCAGCAGGGCGTCATGGGTCTTCAAGGCACAGCTGGAACTACAGGACCCCAGGGTGTTCAGGGTGTAGGAAGTCCGGGTGGCGCAGGTTCCCAGGGAGTCCAAGGGAATCAGGGCAATCAGGGTCGTGTAGGATCTCAAGGTGTCCAGGGAGTTCAGGGAAATCAGGGCAACCAGGGCAACCAGGGCAACCAAGGCAATCAGGGACAGACGGGACCGATTGGACCTACGGGACCCCAGGGTGTTGATGGCGAGCAGGGTGTCATGGGACTTCAAGGTACAGCCGGAACTACAGGACCGCAGGGTGTTCAAGGTAACCAGGGCAATCAAGGACCAACAGGAATTCAGGGCAACCAGGGTAACCAGGGTAATCCAGGCGCATCTATTGTGCTCAAGGGAAATGTAGCTACTCCGGCTAATCTCCCAATGAGTGGAAATTCAATTAACGATGCATACCTCGTGCTAAGCGATGGTCACTTGTACGTTTGGACAGGCTCTTCATGGACCGATGTGGGTCAGTTTGCAGGCGCTACAGGACCGGCTGGTGTTCAGGGTCCTCAGGGTCTTCAGGGTAACCAAGGCAACCAGGGTCGTGGAGGGCCTCAAGGAGTCCAAGGAACCCAGGGTAATCAGGGGAACCAGGGTAATCAGGGATCGACAGGACCGATTGGACCCACGGGACCGCAGGGTGTTGATGGTGAGCAGGGCGTCATGGGTCTCCAAGGTACTGCCGGAACTACAGGACCACAGGGTGTTCAGGGTAACCAGGGCAATCAAGGGTCAACAGGGAACCAAGGTAATCAGGGACCTACGGGCCCCCAAGGAAACCAAGGTAACCAGGGACCCACGGGATCTCAGGGTAACCAGGGACCTACTGGACCTCAAGGCAATCAGGGCAATCAGGGGCCTACAGGACCTCAGGGAAATCAGGGAAATCAGGGAAATCAGGGAAATCAGGGTAACCAGGGTCAGACAGGGCCGATTGGACCCACAGGACCTCAGGGAGTCGATGGTGAGCAGGGCGTCATGGGTCTTCAGGGTACAGCTGGAACTACAGGACCCCAGGGTGTTCAGGGAATAGGAAACACGGGTAGTGCAGGAACTCAGGGCAATCAGGGTAACCAGGGGCGCATAGGAACTCAGGGTAACCAAGGCAACCAGGGTACCAACGGACCCCAGGGAAATCAGGGCAACCAGGGCAACCAGGGTAACCAGGGGCCCACAGGACCTCAGGGCAATCAAGGTACAAATGGGGTCCAAGGTAACCAGGGTAACCAGGGTAACCAGGGTCAGACAGGGCCGATTGGACCCACCGGACCTCAGGGAGTCGATGGGCAGCAGGGTGTGATGGGACTACAGGGTACAGCTGGAACTACAGGACCCCAGGGTGTTCAGGGAAACCATGGAAATCAGGGTAATCAGGGACCTACGGGACCCCAGGGTAACCAGGGCAATCCGGGATCCTCCATTGTGCTCAAGGGAAATGTAGCTACTCCGGCTAATCTCCCAATGAGTGGAAATTCAATTAACGATGCATACCTCGTCCTAAGCGATGGTCACTTGTACGTTTGGACAGGCTCTTCGTGGAGCGACGTGGGTCAGTTTGCAGGTGCTACAGGACCGGCTGGCGTTCAGGGTCCCCAAGGGAACCAGGGCAACCAGGGAAACCAAGGCAATCAGGGTCGTACAGGACCACAGGGCGTCCAAGGAAACCAGGGCAACCAGGGTATCCAAGGACCCACCGGATTTCAGGGTAATCAGGGACCTACTGGACCCCAGGGTAACCAGGGCAACCAGGGCAACCAAGGCAACCAGGGTAACCAGGGAAATCAGGGTAACCAGGGTAACCAGGGGAATCAGGGTAACCAGGGGAATCAGGGTAACCAGGGTCAGACAGGGCCGATTGGACCCACGGGACCGCAGGGTGTTGATGGGCAGCAGGGTGTCATGGGTCTTCAAGGCACAGCTGGAACTACGGGGCCTCAGGGTGTTCAGGGTGTAGGAAGTCCGGGTGGCGCAGGAACTCAGGGAGTCCAGGGCAACCAGGGCAACCAGGGCAACCAGGGCAACCAGGGCAACCAGGGCAACCAGGGACAAATCGGACCTGCATCGAGTTTGGCTGCAAGCCCGTATGTCGTGCAAGGCAAATTAGGTGGTGATGTTACTGTTAGTGCAAATACTAATAACTGGATTATTCCTTTTAGTAGTGATTTTGATCCGCAAAGTTGGTGGGTGAATGCAGGAGTAGGAGGAACAAATGCATACACGAGTTCTGCACGAATTCTACCTACAGTTGCAGGGTATTACGAAGTCTCTATGGGAGTATGGTGGGCAGTGGGTTCTACAACAAGTAACCAAGTCAACGTCCAAGCGGTCAAAAACTCAAATTCCACAACCATGATTCTCCAAGAAACGATTCCAACCAGCGTTATTGGTCTTTCAATGGGAGGAACCAAAATGGTCTATATGAATGGATCCACGGATTACATGAGTTTTACAGCATTCACTGCAAACGCCGGAGGACAAACGCTACAAGTAGGTAGCACAGCTACAGGTCAGGGAACGTGGTGTAGCATGCATTTAATCGCATACGGTGCAGGATTTACAGGTGCTCAAGGACCCCAGGGTAATCAGGGAACTCAGGGTTTCACAGGTCCGCTTGGGACTGGACCGACTGGAAATCAAGGGCCGACGGGACCCCAAGGTAACCAGGGTAACCAGGGCCCCACTGGACCCCAGGGAAATCAGGGTAATCAGGGACCTACTGGACCCCAGGGTAACCAGGGACCCACCGGACCCCAGGGAAATCAAGGAAGCCAGGGGCCTACTGGACCCCAGGGCAACCAGGGGAACCAGGGCAGTCAGGGTAACCAGGGACCCACCGGACCTCAGGGTAACCAGGGAAATCAGGGCAACCAGGGACCTACAGGACCCCAAGGTAACCAGGGTAACCAGGGAAATCAGGGCAACCAGGGCAACCAGGGACCTACAGGACCCCAAGGTAACCAGGGTAACCAGGGTCAGACAGGGCCGATTGGACCCACGGGACCGCAGGGTGTCGATGGGCAGCAGGGTGTGATGGGACTACAGGGCACAGCCGGAAATACCGGATCCCAAGGTAACCAGGGGCCAGGGAATATAGGCAGTACGGGAACCCAAGGTAACCAGGGCAGCCAGGGGCCTACCGGGCCTCAGGGAAACCAAGGTAACCAGGGGAACCAGGGGCCTACCGGGCCTCAGGGAAACCAAGGTAACCAGGGACCTACCGGGCCTCAGGGTAACCAGGGAAATCAGGGGCCCACGGGTCCCCAGGGAAACCAAGGCAACCAAGGAAATCAGGGACCTACGGGACCTCAGGGTAACCAGGGTAACCAGGGTAACCAAGGACCCACTGGACCTCAGGGGAACCAGGGTAACCAGGGCAGCCAGGGACCCACCGGACCTCAGGGGAACCAGGGTAACCAGGGCAGCCAGGGACCCACCGGACCTCAGGGTAATCAGGGCAGCCAGGGACCCACCGGACCTCAGGGTAACCAGGGAAATCAGGGGCCCACGGGTCCCCAGGGAAACCAGGGTAACCAGGGCAGCCAGGGACCCACTGGACCTCAGGGGAACCAGGGTAACCAGGGTAACCAAGGACCCACTGGACCTCAGGGGAACCAGGGTAACCAGGGACCCACCGGACCTCAGGGTAACCAGGGAAATCAGGGGCCCACGGGTCCCCAGGGTAACCAGGGTAACCAGGGCAGCCAGGGACCCACTGGACCTCAGGGGAACCAGGGTAACCAGGGTAACCAGGGGAACCAGGGAAATCAGGGGAACCAGGGCAATCAGGGTAACCAGGGACAGACAGGGCCGATTGGACCTACTGGGCCGCAGGGAGTCGATGGTCAGCAGGGTGTCATGGGTCTCCAGGGTACAGCCGGAACTACAGGACCCCAGGGTGTTCAGGGAATAGGAAACACAGGTGGCGCAGGTTCCCAGGGAGTCCAAGGTAGCCAAGGTAACCAAGGACGCATAGGTTCCCAAGGTAACCAGGGCAGCCAGGGTAATCAAGGTAACCAGGGTAACCAAGGCAATCAGGGCAATCAGGGTAACCAGGGTAACCAGGGACCCACGGGTACTCAGGGAACTCCTGGTTTCTCTACTGGACTTGTCTATTACTTCAACCGGTCGGTTGCTTCCTCCATTTCAGGATATTTCCAAGTCAGTCGTGATGCCGTGATTGGCGCAGGGACGAGCCTTGCAGGTGGCAATGGCTTAATCGCGTCGTTTGCAACGGATGTGGGAGACCCAAACATTACCAACATCACGGCAGGGAACTGGAACTTTGAGAACTTTGTCTCTGTGAGTTCGAACGGAAGTGGTCCAACCTTGTATGTTGCAATCTACAAGAGAGACCTTGCTGGAACAGAGACCCTGATTGCGGGCAACTCGGCTGTTCCTCACCCTATTTCGGAAGGCACTCTCAAAGAGTTGTATTTGTATAGTGTCGGTGTGCCTACAACAACACTATTGGCGACGGACAGGTTGGTCTTCAAGTTTTATGCGGGAGGTCTTGGTGGAAAAACGATGACGCTGTATTTCGAGGACAGTGAGATCGCACAAGCAGTTACAACTCTATCCCCCGCTCTTGCTGGGCCTACGGGACCCACAGGGCACACGGGACCCACTGGACCCACTGGACCCACTGGACCTCAGGGCAACCAAGGAAATCAGGGTAACCAAGGGCCCACCGGACCTCAGGGTGTTCAAGGACCCCAGGGAAATCAGGGCAACCAAGGTAACCAGGGCAGCCAAGGACCTACCGGACCTCAGGGTGTTCAGGGACCTCAGGGTAACCAAGGCAATCAGGGCAATCAGGGCAATCAAGGAAACCAGGGAAACCCAGGAGCCTCCATTGTCCTCAAGGGAAACGTAGCCACTCCGGCTAATCTGCCAATGAGTGGAAATTTGGTGAATGACGCATATCTCGTGCTAAGCGACGGCCACTTGTACGTTTGGACGGGTTCTGCGTGGAATGACGTTGGTCAGTTTGCAGGTGCTACGGGTCCCACTGGGGTTCAAGGTCCTCGGGGTAACCAGGGTAACCAGGGAAATCAGGGAAATCAGGGGCCCACGGGTCCCCAGGGCAACCAGGGTAATCAGGGTAACCAAGGACCTACTGGGCCGCAGGGAAACCAGGGACCTACTGGACCTCAAGGCAATCAGGGTAGCCAGGGGCCTACAGGACCTCAGGGTAATCAGGGAAATCAGGGCAACCAGGGACGCACGGGGCCCCAGGGTAACCAAGGCCCCACGGGACCTCAGGGTAACCAGGGTAACCAGGGTAACCAGGGCAGCCAAGGCAATCAGGGTAACCAGGGCCCTACTGGACCTCAGGGCGTCCAAGGTAATCAGGGCAATCAGGGTAACCAAGGACCTACGGGACCCCAAGGTGTTCAGGGCAACCAGGGTAATCAGGGCAACCAGGGCCAGACAGGGCCGATTGGACCCACCGGACCGCAGGGAGTTGATGGTCAGCAGGGCGTCATGGGACTACAGGGTACAGCCGGAACTACAGGACCCCAGGGTGTTCAGGGAGCAGGAAGCCCGGGTGGTGCAGGAACTCAGGGAACCCAGGGAAATCAGGGCAACGCAGGTACCAACGGAGCTCAAGGTAACCAGGGTAGCGCAGGAACCAACGGAGCTCAAGGTAACCAGGGTAGCGCAGGAACCAACGGAGCTCAAGGTAACCAGGGTAACGCAGGAACCAACGGCACCAACGGAGCTCAAGGTAACCAGGGTAGCGCAGGTACCAACGGCACCAACGGAGCTCAAGGTAACCAGGGTAGCGCAGGAACCAACGGTGCCAACGGCGCCACGGGTCCTCAGGGCGATGCGGGTACCAATGGTGCCACAGGTCCCCAGGGCCCGGGCTCGGATGTATCCACGTGGTCAACCTATCCTGCAACCTCCTATGTGAATGTCTCGAGCTACGACATCTGTAATGCGTCAAATCTATTTGGAATTGGTAATATATCTATCTGCAATGCAGTCGCGAGTGGTGGAAATATTACGATTGCAAGCGACTCCAATGTATTTATACAAACGCCCTATCCTACGGGTGGAACTGCATTCATTTCACTAATGGCGACCGGTTTAACCCTACAAGCAATGACTTTAGACGCATCTCTGTCGGCGAACAATGGAATTCTAAGCCTTAGTGGTGATACTGTAAACATAACATCCTACGGCCAACCCACATACATTCTAAGTACCACGAACACCGTAGCTATGATATCACTCATTTCAAACGTGGGCCTCGTCTTCAACGACTGCAACGGTTGGAACAATGCGGGTAATGGCGGAATCCTGCTATCAAATATGTATCAAGATCCCGGTGCTGGAGGATATCTATCTGTGAATTCGAGTGGACAATTGCTGTGGAATGGTAATATTATAGCGTAAACCCATAAATGGACGCAACACAATTGTCAATAAAGATTCGTATACTCAAGCTCAAAGTGGATGAATCTAAAAAAGATGGTGATGCTGCGACGGATCCTGTTGTAAAAGCTGCCTTTGTCACTATTCAGGCATATCATGCTGCATCGTTGGCACAGGCACAACAGGACCTTGCGAAAACCGTCTCGGCTACAAGCTAAAGGATGACATCCTTCTTATCACGCTACACTCCTGGTGTGGGAGTGACAACCTGTGCTCCAAATATCTGCGCAGGACCTCCCGGTCCTCAGGGTGTTCCGGGTGGATCAGGGCCTCAGGGACCGCAAGGTGCTCAAGGATTCACGGGTGCCCCTGGATCTTCGACCAATCCGGGTTTCCAGGGTAGCCAAGGACCCGCAGGACCGCAGGGTAATCAGGGTGGCCAAGGACCAACGGGTGCCACGTCGGCTGTAGCAGGCCCCCAAGGAACCCAGGGAGTGACTGGGCCCCAGGGACCTTCGGGATCTGCGACCAATACCGGTCCAACAGGTCTGCAGTCTGCAGTCACGGGTCCCACGGGGCCTACAGGAATTCCAGGATCCGCAACCAATACGGGACCGACTGGTTTCACAGGTGTTCAGGGATCTAGAGGCCCAACGGGGTTCACGGGTGTTCAGGGAACCCAAGGACCCGTGGGATCGCAAGGCACCCAGGGTCTTCAAGGTTTCGTGGGTGTTCAAGGTGTTCAGGGTCCCCAGGGATTCCAAGGGCCACCGGGATATGACGGTCCGGTTGGAGCAATTGGAGCGGTTGGCCCAACGGGTGTTCAAGGATCTGAGCCAGGTCCGACTGGATACACGGGCCCTCAAGGTAGCTCTGCTGGACTTACTGGACCCCAGGGCGTGATAGGACCAAGGGGATCTCAGGGAGCCCAGGGCACTCAGGGTACTCAAGGAGCCCAGGGTGCGCAAGGAAATCCAGGTGTTCAAGGATTCACGGGTGTTCAAGGACCCCAGGGTGATCGTGGTGTGCAGGGTCCACAGCTTACTGGCCCCACAGGATTTACGGGTAGTCAAGGAGCCCAGGGACCTCAGGGTAATCAGGGTAGCCAAGGACCTCCGGGACTTACAGGACCTACGGGAATCCAGGGACCCCAAGGACCTACAGGTGCCCAAGGCGTAGATGGTCAACAGGGTACCATGGGATTTCAAGGTGCGCAGGGGCCTCCCAACGGATTTCAAGGTGTCATAGGTCCCACCGGCACTACAGGTCCCACGTTTTCGTCGCTCGCATCGTATACCGCGACGATCAATGTGACGGGTCCTACAGGTGGAATTGGATCAAATACGGTCGCATCCTCTGTCTCCAACGCAAATGTGATCTTAATCCGAGGATTCCAAGCAACCACACCCGCAGACGTTCTTGGAATTACAGATCTGTTTGTAACGAGCGCATCTCCTAATTGGACCATAACACTTGGTGTCCGATTCGCAGATACGATTGATGCTGCACAGTATTCGATCTATTATTACGGAACTTAGTATAAGGATAATGTACGTCTCGTACTCACCTCGTTCAACCAATGTGTGCGACCCGCCAGTGAGATATATACCAGGTGCAACGACAGGCGGCACGGGACCTGTGGGACCCTTTGGGCTTCCGGGAGCGGCAGGACCAGCGGGTCTTCGGGGATTTCAGGGTCTCTTGACGGTCTACGGTGTACAAGGCGTGACCGGTGGTGTAGGACCTATGCTTAATTCGCCGGATGGTCCGAGCGGACCTCCTGGATTTCAAGGTCCAACGGGTATTCAGGGTCTTATAGGGCAAACAGGAGTCGTAGGTCCCACTGTTAATACGGGTGCTACAGGACCTCAGGGTCCATCCGGACCCACCGGATCCACCGGAGTTCAGGGGCGCATTGTTGCTACTGGTGCCCCCGGTGTACTTGGATATACTGGACAGACAGGCCAAACCGGAATCACCGGTACCCAAGGATCACAAGGAATTATCGCACAACGAGGCAGCCAGGGTGTACTCGGTGTTCAAGGAGTCGGCCGCGTAGGACCCACTGGATTCGGAGGATTACAGGGTCCGAACGGCACTGTTGCGGGCGCTACAGGACCTCAGGGTCCAACCGGACCTGTAGGCAGGAGCGTAATTATCGGAACGACAGGGCCAATGGGACCTCAAGCAAGTAGCTCAACGGGAGCAGTTGGGTCTACGGGAGTTCAGGGACCCATAGATGTCATCCTGGGAGTACAAGGAAACCGCGGTCTATCCAGCGTTGAAGGTAGATACGGATCTGGAGGACCTACGGGTAGTACAGGTTCGCAAGGATTCGTCTTTGCACCCGGAATCACTGGGTTTGTGGGAATCACCGGGTTCACTGGCTTTACAGGTCCATCTGGATACGCATCGTTGACTGGACCCACCGGCAGGGCCGGATCCACAGGAACCACAGGTTTCACGGGTCAATCAGGACTGAATTCACCAGCTGGTCCTCCTGGACCAACAGGAACCATCGGCCCCACGGGTGCCACGGGTCCTCAAGGAGTGAATGCTGTAATTGGTCCTACTGGAGTCACAGGACCCGTAGGGGCTCTAGGTGTAACCGGCGGTCAAGGACTGCCCGCTCCATCTGGAGGTACAGGGCCTCAAGGACCGCAGGGACCCAGTGGTCCAGGAGGTACCGTATTTACAGCTACACTTGTGACATCGAGCGCCGCAACATTCACCACACTCGTGCCAGGCAGTTTGTACGAAGCAACAGTGACAGTCTCACCCGCAGCCACCTATTTGTGGTTGACTGGATTTACGTCAGATCTGTCTGGCGAGCTCACCTTGATTGACATGTACTACACATATTCCAGTCCAGACTGGACCTTGACCGCGCATCTGAAGCTTAATTCATCCTTTGAATCGCCGAGCGCAGAATTTAAATTCTATTATGCTTTCATCTAACAATGGACTACTACTTAACACTGGAACATTGGAGCTCACTTGTGAGAACCATGAAGGATTCGGAACGCGAGCATGATATTCCTGCTCAGGACACTTCGAACCTCGCAAAAGACATCTTGCGACACATCCGGTCGATCCGGTTTCGCCAGGGGGTTTTATTTAAGCAGCGACGTGGCCAAGAATACGAAGAGTTCATCGAAAAACTGAAGTCCACCTACGACGCGAAAGCCGTAGACCGAATGGTTGATGAGGATGAGTTCTGGGAGGTCTGTTTTTCTCTGCGTGGTTAAGAATGGAAGCATTCGCAACCGAGTGGACAGAGTGGGCTGTTCACAAGGTCATGTTTTGGGAAGAGGACCCTGTGCGAAAGGGAAAGTTGGTTCGGTACATTCATCATTTTCTCAGCAGTGCACTGATCGTATTGATTGTCGTGTCGCACACATTGTATCCTGCTTTTTGGCTTCAAACACTTGTCCTGTTCTTTTGTGTACTGGTGTGGCTTCAGCACGTAACATGTAATGGATGTGTGATTTCCAAAGTTGAGCAGAAGCTCATTGGGGATTCCGAAAGTTTTGTGACACCTATTTTGGAAGCCTTTCACCTGAAACCGACACAGGAACTTTCAGTTGCGGTTGTGATCATGGGAAGCACATTGGGAGTCTTTATCCTAGGGTTGGAGTGGCTTGCTAGGATTCACCACAAGATGATTCCACTGGTGGCGTTGCTTTGGCTTCGCGTGAAACAAAACGGAATAGTCTACACACAAGAGTAAGAGGTATTCAACATGGGTGATACTATCGTCGGAGTTCAGTTCGGAATCTCGAATCCTGAGGACCTCGTCAAGCGCTCCGTCGTCGAAGTTCTCACCGACAAGACCTACCAAAACAATCAGCCCATCGCAAATGGCGTCTTCGATGCTCGCTTTGGCGTCATCGAAAACGGCAAGGTCTGTCCTACCTGCAAGCAAACCAACCAATTCTGCCCGGGCCACTTTGGCCACATCCGGCTGTCCCGCCCGGTGTATCTCTACCAGTTCTTCGACATGGTGGAGAAGCTGTGTAACGTCATCTGCCTGAACTGCTCGAAGATTCTTGCGGATGAGGAGAGCGTGAAGGCCCTGAAGTCAACGGGTCTGTCGCGGTTCAAGGAGGTGCGCGACATGCGCCCGATGCCGAAGAAGGATGAGCCGTTCGAGTGCCCTCACTGCGAGACGCCCATCTTCAAGAAGATCGCCAAGGTGGTGGGCAAGGCTGCGACTCTGGAGGGACAGCTGGTGGATGTGGGTACGGAGCCGGTCAATCTCCAGGCAGAGATGATCCTGCGTGCCTTCCAGCGGATCACAGACGAGGACTGCCGCATGATCGGTCTCAATCCCAAGTTCGCTCGCCCCGAGTGGATGATCTGTACGGTTCTTGCTGTCCCGCCGCTCACGGTCCGCCCGTCAGTGGTCATGGATGACAACCAGCGCATGGAGGACGACCTGACCCACGTGCTGATCAATATCCTGCGCGCCAACGATAAGGTTCGGGAGAAGATCGGTAAGGAGGAGTCGGCGGATGTGCTGGACAAGTACACTGCCAAGCTTCAGTATGATGTTGCGACCTACGTGGACAACGACATCAAGGGACTGGAGCCGACCGCCCAGCGATCGGGCCGTCCGCTGCGGACTCTGAAGTCTCGCTTTGGTGCGAAGACTGGCCGTGTCCGTGGCAACCTGATGGGTAAGCGCGTGGACTTTAGCGCTCGTTCGGTCATCACGCCGGATGCGAACATTGAGCTGGATGAGCTGGGTGTTCCCGAGGAGATTGCTACAAACCTGACGTTTCCGGAGATTGTCAGTCCGTACAATCGCGACCGTCTGCTGAGTTATGTGAAGAACGGCCCCGACAAGCACCCTGGAGCCAAGTCCGTCTACCTGAAGGCCGATGATCGCACGGTCTCCCTGCGCTACGTCAATCCGGAGACCATCGATATCCGCGAGGGCGACGTGGTCCACCGTCACCTGATCAACGGAGACATTGTGCTCTTCAATCGTCAGCCGTCTCTCCACAAGGCCTCCATGATGGCCCATCGTGTGGTGGTTCTGCCGTACAGCACGTTCCGTCTGAACGTTTCGGCGACTCGTCCTTACAATGCTGATTTCGATGGTGACGAGATGAACATGCACGTGCCCCAGTCCATTGCGTCGGCCACGGAGCTCCGGTACATTGCGAGTGTGCTGCGGAACATCATCAGCCCCCGTACGAACAGCCCGATCATTCAGCTGTTCCAGGACACCATGACGGGTGCCTACCGTATCACACAGCCGGGTGTGCGGGTCCCGGAGCCGATTGCGATGAACATTCTGGCCCGTCTGCGTCTGCCCTTCACTCGCAAGGACACCCCCTGGACGGGAAGTGAGCTGATCTCTGCGGCGTTCCCGATGATGAACTACAAGGGCAAGATCACGCTAAAGAATGGACAGCTGGCGGAGGGCGATGTTCTCCAGAAGGGCGGTGTGGGCGGTCTGCTCCACGTGGTCTATGCGGACTTTGGCCCCGAGCGCTGTGGTCAGCTGATTAATGACATCCAGTCGATCGTGACCCAGTACAATCTCTACACAGGCTTCTCGGTGGGTACGTCGGATTTGATTGCGAACAGGGCGACCCGTGACTTCGTGGGAGAGCAGCTGAAGACAGGCCGTGATCGCGTGGCAGAGATTCTTGCGGCGGTTCACTCGGGACAGTTCGTGAATACGATGGGTCTCTCGGATGGTGAGCAGCTGGAGGATGACATCTCGTCTGCCCTGAAGGAGGTTGCAGCGTCCATCAACACCAAGGTGATTGGTTCTCTGGACAAGGCCAACCGTATCGTACAGATGGTTGACTCAGGATCCAAGGGTGGTGAGCAGAACATCACGCAGATGGTGGCGCTCCTGGGACAGCAGCTGATTGAGGGTAAGCGTGTTCAGTACACCCTCCAGGACCGTACTCTGCCGCACTTTGCCCGGTACGATGACGGTGTGGAGTCGCGTGGTTTCGTTCAGCACTCCTTCGTGGATGGACTGATGCCTGCAGAGTTCTTCTATCACGCCCAGGCAGGCCGCGAGGGTCTGATTGATACGGCCGTCAAGACCTCCGATACGGGCTACATTCAGCGTCGTCTGATGAAGTCCATGGAGGATCAGCACGTGGAGCATGACGGTACGGTCCGCAACGTCACGGGATCCATCATTCAGTTCGCGTACGGTGAGGATGGCGTGGATACGGTGTCGGTGGAGCAGCAGGTCTGCGAGCTTGCCCTGATGACGCTGGAGAACATCTACAAGGAGTACGCTCTGACGCCGGAGATTGTCAATCCCTTCCTGACGGAGTCCGTGGAGGAGTCTCCGGACATGGTGGAGGAGCTTGTTGCGGATCGTGACCTCTTTGTGAAGTCCGTGTTCCGCTTCCGCAAGAACGATACGGTTCTGGCTCCGGTGAACCTGAAGCGTCTGCTCACCAAGTACACCAACACCTACTCCACCAAGACTGATCTGACGCCCGCTCACGTGGTCTCAGCCCTGAATCGGTTTGTGAAGGAGTTCCCGTACAGCCGCGTGTTCCACGCCCTGCTGCGCTACTACCTGGCACCGAAGAAGGCCATCGTGACCCACCGTCTCAGCCTTGCTCTGTTTGACGAGCTGATGCGAGACATCCGCTTCCGCTACATCAAGAGCCAGGTCCACGCAGGTGAGATGGTGGGTGCCCTGGCAGCCCAGTCGATTGGTGAGCCGACCACACAGCTGACCCTGAACACTTTCCACTCAGCCGGTACGGCAAAGGCCAACGCCACTTCCGGTGTGCCCCGTCTGGAGGAGATCCTGTCGGCGTCGGCGAACCCTAAGCGCCCGGGCAATACGGTGTACCTGAACCCGGACATCGCCTACGATCAGGATGCCGTGATTTCCAAGATGAAGGAGATCCAGCGCACGACCCTGCGCGACATCACCAAGTCTGTGCGGATTTACTACGATCCGCCCTCGACCGGAACGGTGGTGGAGGAGGATGCGGAGGTCTTGGCTCTCTACCAGGAGTTCACGGTGGCCAATGAGGCATCGTGCGCGTCTCCCTGGATCATGCGCCTGGAGCTGAATGATCTGGAGATGGCGTCGCGCGACATTCTGGATCTCACGGAGGTTCAGGCCAAGCTGAGAAACTCGCCACTGAAGATCCTGGAGTGCATGCATTCCATCGGTGACGGTAAGAATGTCAAGGCTGAGGCTGTGCTGTCCAATGCCGATGCGTCCAAGCTGATCCTGCGCCTGTCGTTTGACGACAATGTTGTCAAGACGCCCACTCAGCTGCGGTTCCTGGAGGATAAGATTCTGGACACGGTGCTGACGGGTGTGGATGGCGTCGGCGGTGTTCATTTGCGCAAGGTGAAGAACGAGCTGACCTACGATCCGGCGGTCGCAGGATACACGCAGAAGGAGCAGTATGTTCTGGATGTGGATGGCACCAATATGTACCAGCTCATGGTGTTCCCGGGTGCTGATGGAACCCGCACGTTCTCGAACGACATCCACGAGATCAACGATGTCTTCGGTATTGAGGCCGCGCGCCTGGCGATCTTTGAGGAGTGCTCCGAGGTCTTCGTACAGGAGAAGGTCAACTACCACCATCTGTCCGTGCTGGTGGACAGCATGACCTTCAGCGGTCGGATTGTGGCGGTGAATCGGTTCGGCATGAACAAGAATGAGACGGGTGTTCTGGCTCGGTCCTCGTTTGAGGAGACCAGCAAGAACATGTTCAATGCTGCGATGGGTGCTGAGTATGATACCATGCGTGGTGTGTCGGCGAACATCATGTTTGGTCAGAAGCCACCCTGCGGTACGGGCTTTGTGGATATCCTGGTGGATGAGTCTCGTCTGCCCGACGGACACGATGAAGAGCCCGAGGATAAGACACTAGAGGAGGTCAATCAGAAGCTGTCCGCCATGCCGACCACCGGTCTGCGCCTAGAGGATGTTCTGATGGCCTGGTAACGACGCCGAGTACGGCGCCTGCGACGACGACCACCTGCGTATCCAAGTGTTGCCTTCCTAGTTGCATCCAATCGATTCACAATCGATGCAGGTGCGGCTGCAAGTGCCAATAGATACAACTCGGGAGCTGACTTGAAGTTCTCTCCTCCAATGAACTTTATAATTTTTCCATATCGTACAATGAACTCCCCGTTTTGGTTTCTCTTCCAGTCTTTTACATTGTTACCAACGTGCTTGTGTAAAAGATCTAAGAACGAATGTTCGGCGTGGCCATCGCAGGCGGCATCTGTCCGGACTGAATTATAGATCCCTGTCAGAAGCCTATCAAACGCTCTGTCATCGATGACGGGTATGCCATCTGCGTCTAACTCACCTCTAAAATACACGTCGTCGTTCTTTGTACGATTACAGAGTTTATGAGCCCATGCATATTCCAACCGAAACAGATCAGATTCCTTATTCTTGCTATCGTACAGTTGTAGGAACATAGCCGCTTGTGCGATGGGTAGGATATGCTCGCATTCGCCGGCTAGGCCATTTTCATGTCCGCAGTGTAAATCCGACGTCGCAAACGGAATGGTCATACCGCAAATCCAGCAGGGTGTCACACCGGGTACGAACGGGCCGATTGTGTTGTTACACTGAGAAGGAGGTGGCGCAATTTCAAAGATATCCCGAACAGGGCCGACGTTTGTTTCCCACATTGCAACGCGTTCGGGTCTGAACATAAGAAGGGCAAGATCTCGCTGACCAATTGTAAACAGTTCAGCAACCGCATGTTGTGTAGTTAGCTGCTCTGCTCTCTTTCTTATGAATGCATTCCAGTTTCTCTCTTCTCTCGCAAGATTTTCAGCGTATTTGGCAGGGTTTTTAGGTTTAATAGTAAGTGCCTGTTTATCAGGCGATTCCATCAGTTTGACGAGACCCTCTGCTGCGATTTGCTCCTTCCTGCTCATGTCAGCGGCGGCGATTTGATCGGCTAGTGCCTTTGCCGCGGCTCTTCTCGCAAGGACACGTTCTGCCATTACTTAGCCGTTACAAAACAAACTAAAAGAACTTCATACGGCGACGTCCGCCCATCACGGGAGCCGTCGGGGTATTCAGAACCAGTGCGTAGAACGGATAGTAAAAGACCGCAAAGAAGAAATCAAGAAGTGCCCATCCAACCGAGCCATACTTGGCATAGGACAGACTGGCTGCGCCCAGATGCCAAATGAACAGCGGGATGAACCCAACGATGGCTCCAACAATTGCTAGGGGACCCATGGTGGTCGTCGTCTTGGTCTCCGTGGTCTCCGTGGGGACCGTGTTCGCGTTCGGTGGTGGATCGACAGGACCTGAGGAAGGCATCTTTAGTAAATAATAGGGAAACAAAGTAATGGTCAACTTGACACTTCCAGAACTCGCAGAAATCAAAACACCTTCGCTTCCCGGCGCAAGCTTGGAGGCCTTGTATTCCCTCCGTGAACGCCTCTGTAATTCATCGGGTCAGGACTATGCTCTCCAGCCGTTACAGCGGTTACTTCGCCGAGTCTTGTCTCCTGATTCTCCTACCCGTAATCTGCTGATGGTCCACGGAACAGGAGTTGGAAAAACCTGTACGGGTATTCAGATCGCCGAAGAATACATCCTGCGCCCCGAGTTTCAGGACAAGAAGGTTCTGGTCATTGCGTCTCGCGCCGTACAGGAGAACTTTCGGACTCAGATCTTTGATATGAGCCGTGTGTATCTGGACAAGGCCAGTGATACGCTGAGCTCCAAGCAGTGCACCGGTCGCCGTTATCTGGACATGTTGCTTCGTATTGAAGCAGAGCCCAAGAACTGGGAAAACAATGAAGTCCGCGCCCGACTGGAAAAGACCTCGGGCCGCATCATTGACGAGTTCTACGAGTTTCAGGCCTACAATTCGTTTGGATCGACCATTGAGCGCAAGCTGTCGGGAACGGAGGCCGACATCGACACAGCCTGGATCCATGAGAACTTTGACAATCGCCTGCTCATCATTGACGAGGCCCACAACATCACCACGGAGGAGACCACGGTGGCAACAAATCTTGAACGGCTGGTCAAGGTCGCCGATGGCCTGGTTTTAGTTCTGCTCACTGCAACGCCGATGTACGATACATACGAAGAGATTGTCTTCTTCATGAATCTCTTTTTATGGAATGAGCGGAAGCAACCGTTTGACACTCGCATCAAACCGTCGGACATTTTCAACGGCGACGCAACTCTGAAGGGCGGTGAATCGGAAACCATGTTCCGGGACTGGTGCCAGAACTACGTGTCCTACGCGAAGGGCGAGAGTCCATTTACATTTCCCTTCCGTCTTCCCCCGCCGAACAGGGCAGATACAGACGCACTACGTGTCGGGTTCAATAACAATGAGATCCCGAAAAAGGACCGTATCAAGTACCTGAGTTTGGTATCGTCTCAACCGGCAGGTGAACAGCTGAGAGTCTTGACGTCGGGAGCCAGAGAGGTGGATGACACGAAGCGCGCTGCCATGATGTCGCCTACGGTGTCTGTCTTTCCTGGAAACAAGGCCTTCAAGGATACCTTCGCCGTGTCAAAAGTCCCGAAGGAGGACAAGTACCAGTACGATTACAAGAAGGACGTGCCGCCGTTCTTGAACCCTGAGAATCTGCCGGGATACTCTGCGAAGTTCGTCAGTGCCATCCACTCCATCGAACAGTCCAGCGGTGTCTGTATGGTGTATTCCAACTATGTCGATCGCGGAGCCCGTCTCTTTGCGATGGCCCTTGAGGAGCACGGGTTTTCTCCGTTCAAGGGACGGACTCTGATGAAGAAACTCAGCTACAAGGGACCGCCGAAGGGCAAGTACATTCTGATCTCATCTGAGGCGACCGACGCAGACATCTCTGCCATGTTGAGCGCAGTGAAGAATCGTTCAAACGTATCGGGAAAGAACGTGAAGGTTGTCGTGACAAGCCCCCTGGCCGCAGAAGGAATTGACTTTCGATTCCTTCGTCAGGTTCACATTTTGGATCCGTGGTGGAATATGAGCCGCATTGAGCAGGTTATTGGGCGTGCTCTGCGTACCTGCAGTCACCAAGATCTCCCGAATAACGAGCAGAATTGTACAGTGTATCTTCACGTGGTTCGTCCGGATGGTGAGCGCGAGGCTTTTGATGAGTACACCTACCGTGTACGCGTGGAACCGAAGGGTATGCGTATCGCAAAGGTCCGCAAGGTCATGGCAGAATCCGCAATGGACTGTCCTATTCAGTTGGCGCTTCCTGCGGATTGGCGAGAGCTGGAAGTTCCTCAGATCCGGGACGAGGGTCACGAAGAGGTCACATACCAGCTGAAGGGAATGATGGCACCAGCGTTCGATGAAGCGCCCGATGTGGAGCAGTGCAAGGTGACACCGTCGGTTCCTGATCCTGATCATGTCAGGCCTCTGTCAACGTACCTGGATTCTCGGGATGAGATCCTGACAAAAATTGGAAAGCTGTTCATTGACAAGTCGATTTGGGATCGTGAGCAGCTCTTTGCGGCCTTGCGCCCCTTCAGTCGGGATGTGGTGGTTTATACTCTCCAACAGGCGATATCCACCTCCTTCCGCTTCAAGGATTCCTTTGGACGGGCAAGTCTGCTGGAGTCGAAGGGAGATTTGTATGCGCTGGCCCCGATTGATGTACCGAACAGCACCATGGTGGAGCGCACAACACGCCCGGTCAAGCCGATTGATGTGGAGATCCCCGAGGCACCGCCGGAACCCGATGCGCCCCCGCCGGAGCTGACGGATGATGTGGTGGATGTTCGCCGCACGGCCTTTTCCTGGCCTGGAGACGCCAAGACTCGTTTCTCCGAGGAGGTCCTCAACGGGTACATCTTTGACCACACCTTCACGCCCGCTGAGAAGAAGGTATACTTTGCTACGAACCCCGATCTGCCCTTCATCAATCGTCTCCGGATCCCCGATACCGACCTGATCGCTACCGGTGACAAACCCGACACCGACGAAGACGGACTGGTCAAGTACGCGCAGTGGGTCAAGGATCTGGTGTCTCGCTTCGTAGGAGATAAGAAGAAGCTGTTTGCGTCGGTGGATGATGGAAAGCTGACGTTGGCGCCCTCGGAGATCGTGGATGATATTCCGGTTCGCACGATCGGTGCCAAGACCTTCTCGCCGATCATTTGCTCCACGGGCAAGAACAGTGTCGCGAGAATGAAGGTGGTTGCAAAGTATATTGACACGGAAGGCAAGGGAGTTCCTGCGAACCTGAAGGGAAACCCGCTCTGTATCTACGCGGAGCTGCTGGCTCGCGAGGAGCACAATATGGTCTGGTACACTCCCGAGGAACTGAAAGTCTTGGATACGCAGAAAACACTTGTCATGAAGGGACTCAAGGCGGCTAAGTAAAACGAAAACTCTCCACTCAAACACACAAGAAGGTACAATGACGGACCCTCTCTATGAACGTCGTGAATTGACTCGGAACGTTCATGTGGATGCCCGCTTCCTCCAACGCAATATCCTTGCGAGCTTGGTCGCCCAGCTTCGTCACAAGTACGAGGGTGTCTGCCTCCCGGAAGGATATGTCCAGCCCCGAAGCATCACGGTCATTGAGCATTCATTCGGCCGCACGAACATCCTCAAGGGTGGTCTGGACTACTCGGTTCGCTTCCAGGCCGACCTGTGCCTCCCTCACGCCGGCCAGGTGTTCAAGGCCCCCGTGGTGCTGAAGAGCAAGATTGGTCTCCACGCCGAGATCAGCCCCATCAAGATCCTTCTGCCCCGCGACCTCCACATTGGAAACGCCGACTTTGACGGCGCCGAGATCGGACACGACATTGAGTTTGATGTCGTGGGTACCCGCTTCCAGCAGGGTGATCAGTCCATCGTGGTCCTGGGGAAGCTGCGTGAAGTGATCCGTCCCGACCAGAAGAAGCGGGAGACGGAGGAGCCCGAGGCAATGGATCTGATCGCTGCGCCGATTGAAAAGAGTGACTCCGATAAGCGTACGGTCACGGTATCGGTCGACAAGACAAAGCCTACAGATGTGCGTAGGAAGAAGATCGGACGAACTGTTGCGGAAGGACAAGATGAACCGAAGCAAGAAAGAAGCCCTGAAGGAAAGACTGGACCGGCTTGATGCGAATGAACACGCTCAGATCTTTAACGTAATCAAGAAATACACAGAAAGCTTTACCAAGACCCAAAACGGCGTGCTAGTGAGCTCGGATGCTCTTCCGGATGCGTGTCTGCTGGAGATGGATAAGATGGTCACTTTTTATCTTGATCAGCACAAGCAGATGGAAGCCGATGAAGCTGAGCGCAAGACGTACGAGCGACGCTAAGTAAAACGGACACTTTTCATTCAAAGGTATAGATAAGGAACCATGGATACCCTTCTTCCTCCGACGGCACTTGCCAGCTTGAAGGATTTTACTGCACTCGTCAAGAAGGACAAGCATGCAGAACTCGAATGCAAGATTCTTCCGAACCAGATTCACACGAAGGACGTTGCAGATCGCATCACCAACGCAATTCAACTCTATTCTCGCGGTCCTCCCATTCACGAGCACCGCGCCACATTCTCCTACTCCGATGGGCTTCGTGTCGCAGTCATTGGAGCTGAGAACATCCTCAAAGTCTGCACAACAGGGAGTTTCCGTGGCGTCCCTCTCACCGTAGAGCGGAAGCGCCGTTACTTTGAGGTCGTCACGGCGATCCAGGGTAAGTCGGATACGATCGACATCCCGGACATGGGCGTCCGGATCACGCTCCGCCACGAGGAGCACCTGCGCAAGGACTTCACGGGCGCACCGATGGATTCGGCGAGTCACATCCGCATTATCCACCGCAAGTCATGGACTAGCCTGGACGGAATTGTTCGCTACGACTTCTCGCAGAGCAAGTCCAAGACCAAGACGGCCAAGACCTTCGAGGACATCCTCAAGCAGACGCCGACCTACGAGCTCGAGCTGGAGGTTATCGACCGCAACCGGAGCCAGGCAGATATCGCTGCGTCGGTGGTCCGGCACATTGCCCCGGTGCTGGCAGCCTTTCAGGGATCGCACTTTGTTCTGTCCTCCTCCGAGATGCAGCGGTACCGCATGGAGTTTGAGACCACTCGGACTCCCTTCCTGAACCCCGTGACTCTGGAGCGTCGCCACCTGCTGGCCGACCGGCCGAACAATATCCTCTCAGGATACACGGTGACGAACAAGGCGGATGGTGAGCGCTGCTTCTTGGTCGTGATGCGGGACCGTCGGGTTCTGCGCGTGACTCCGAGTTCTGTGATCACCTGGACCGGATTGACGGCCACGAAGGATCTTCACATTGGAGATATTCTGGATGGCGAGTACCTGGTGGATCGCAACCAGTTCTGTATCTTCGACGTCTACTGGTACAAGAACCGTGACGTGCGGCGCCTTCCGCTGTTTGTCTCGGAGGACGACATGGGTAAGTCCCGCCTGGGCTGTGCGCGGTCGTTTGTGGGTGACATTCCGACGGACTTCACCTCCATGCCCGGTGGCAAGCCTCTTCGTATCACCACGAAGCTGTTCCTTGCCGGAGATGGCGAGGCGATGCAGACGGCAATTCGCAAGATGCTGGATACGGACTTTGAGTATCCGACGGACGGTCTGGTGTTTACTCCTCGGACATCGCCGGTGGCTCCGATGACGGAGCGTCGCGGCAAGACCTGGATGACGGTCTACAAGTGGAAACCCGCCTCTCACAACAGCATTGACTTTCTGGTCAAGCTGAAGAATGGCGAGAACTTTGACACCTCCATCGGAAAGCGGGTCGTGAAGGGAACGCTGTATGTCTCGCGAACGCCCGGCGATGTGGTGTATCCTTGCGAGACCATGACGGGAGAGTACGTGATGCCGGTGCTGTCTCCGGAGGAGCGGGTTCATGGTGAGACCCGGAACCGTGTGCCGAGCCCGTTCCAGCCATCGGTTCCTCGGGCACCGGATGCTCACATGATCAACGTGCCTCTCAACGACGCAGGTGTTCCTGTGGATGCCGAGGGAAATCGCGTGGAGGACAATACGGTCATTGAGTGCTCCTACAATACCGACCTTGGTCGCTGGAATATCATGCGGACCCGCTACGACAAGACCCACCAGTACCGCGTTCTGGGTCACCCGCAGTTTGGCAATGATATCGCGGTGGCGGATGCGATCTGGACCAATATGCACGTGCCGATCACAGAGGACATGTTGAAGAACCTGGTGGAGGCGCCACCGGACGCGACCTTCGAGGATGACCTCTACTACCGGGACAACCTGGATGCGCGCGATCGTATTCTCCGGGATGTCTACGGGTTCCACAATCGGATCAAGGACGACCTCTACCGCTCGTCCATCAAGCAGGGTGATTCCTTGCTGGAGTTGGCCGTGGGCCGGGCGGGTGATTTGCTGAAGTGGAAGAGGACCAAGCCGTCGCTGGTCGTGGGCGTGGATTCGTCGATGTCCTGTATTACCTCGCCACGTCAGGGGGCGTGTGTGCGCTACCTGAAGGAGAAGGCTGCGAATCCGACAGAGTACATTCCTCCGGTTCTGTTTGTCTGCGGAGACATGACCAAGCCGCTGTTTGAGGGCGACAACAAGTACGCGAACATTGTTACCGGATCCCAGCCGGCAACGACTCCGTACCTCGAGCACTTTGCTGGACACACGGAGTTTGATGTGGTGTCGTGCCAGATGGCCGTCCACTACGCGTGCGCCTCCGACGAGGCCTTCGCGACCTTTGCGGATAACCTGGAGACCCATGGCAAGGGCCTGTTCTTTGGAACATGTCTGGACGGCGCTTCGGTCTATGCCCTGCTGATGGGAAAGAAGAGCCACATGTTCCGGTCAGGGACGCAGGTGTTTGGTGAGTTCGTCAAGGAGTACGATGACGGCCAGGGCTGGACGGAGACGTTCGGTCAGGCAGTCTCGGTTCACTTGGAGAGCTTTGAGCAGCCGCAGAAGGAGTACCTGGTTCCCTTTGAGAAGATGACGGAGGTCCTGAAGGAGCACGGCTACGATCTGGTGGGAAGCACGATGTTTGGTGATCACTATGCGGATCAGAACGCGGTGTTGCTGTCGCAGGAGCACCAGACCTTCAGCTTCCTTCACCGGAGCTTTGTGTTTGAGCGGTCCAAGGAGCCCAAGAAGAAGGACAAGCAGGAGGCGGTGATCCCGATGGCTACGGAGCCGGAGGTCAAGGATGAGCGCTCAGAGCCGGCGAAGGAGGAGACCAAGCCGCCCGTCAAGAAGAAGATTGTCAAGAAGGTTGCCGTGGAGCCCGGTCAGGAGCCGATCCTGTTCTTCGGCGCAGACGAGGGCAAGGGTGAGTGGCGAGTGTTCTCCAACATGTACGAGGCACCGTTTGAGGTGGACTCGATTACCTTCCCCACGGTCGAGCACTACTTCCAGTGGTCCAAGGCCAAGCAGTTCGGAGATGGCCCGGCTGCGGACAAGATCCTCAAGACGCCATCCGCCAAGTCAGTGAAGGCCATTGGAAAGCGCGTCAAGGACTTTGACAAGGATGCGTGGGACAAGACCAAGGACGGTATCATGCGCACAGCGGTGAAGGCCAAGTTTATCCAGCACCCGGATCTGAAGTCCAAACTGGTGGAGACGGGGACGCGCCCGATTGGTGAGGCATCCGCTCGCGATAAGTACTGGGGCATTGGTACCTCTGCGGATACCTCCAAAGCGAACGACCCCGCAAAGTGGCCGGGTAAGAATGTGCTCGGAAAGATGCTGGCGGACTTGCGTGTGGAGTTTAAGGAGTAGGTTGTTTCAAGGAGATAATGAAATACCCAAATGTCCTCTTCTTCCGTCACGAGTCGTATGCGGCAATTGACGAAGTGCTGAAGGCAAAAGAAGAGTCCTTAGAATGCACACTTAATTTTACATCGGATCCAAAGGATATCCTTAAGCTTTTTGATTGTAACTACCACATTCTCGTGACCTACGGCGAAACCGAGGCAGAGTACTATTCGTCTATGGGAGACCTGGCGCGCCGGATGCGAATGAAGTGGATTCACTTCAAGTCTGTGGAGGACATTCCCGCCTTCAACCGAGGCATCAATTTTTGCTATATTCACAATGCCCTTCTCCCTCGCGAGACGACTCGTCCAGTCTTTTCGGTCTTTACCACGTGCTACAATTCGTATCAGAAGTTCCTTCGTCCCTACGAGAGCCTGAAACTACAGACACTGAAGGACTGGGAGTGGGTGGTGCTGGATGATTCACCTGACGAGGCGCATTTTGAGTTCTTGCGGGGACTGGTTGGAAAGGATCCTCGGGTCCGGTTGTATCGCCGCGCTACGAACAGTGGCAATATCGGTAACGTGAAAAATGAAGTGGTCTCCATGTGTCGCGGTACGTATGTTCTTGAGCTAGATCACGATGACGAGATTCTGCCCGACTGCCTGACGGATGCAGTGAAGGCTTTTGAGACGGATCCGGAGGTTGGCTTTGTCTACATGGACACTGCGCACCTGTACGAGAACCGGACTCGTCACTCGTTCGGTGATCATTTTGGTCTGGGGTACTGCGGGTACTACCGTCAAAAGTACCAGGATGTCTGGGTGAATGTCATCTCCTCTGCGAATATCAACAATATTTCCATGAGCCACATCGTGGGCGTTCCCAATCATCCTCGTATCTGGAAGCGGTCCGTTCTGAATGATCTGGGCAACTATTCAGAGTACCTGCCTATCTGCGACGATCAGGAGATTCTGATGCGCACCTGTGTCCGGACCAAGATGGCGCGTGTTCACAAGTTTGCGTATATTCAGTACATGAACGATGGCTGGAATAACTTTTCACTGATTCGCAACTCGGAGATCAATCGTCTCGGTCCTAACTTCATTGTTCCTCAGGGATACGCGGACTACAAGATCAACGAACACATGAAGGCGGTCGGCGCATTTGAGGAGCGTGGACCGAACCCGTGGCAACAAATGTGGAAGAAGCCTGACTTTGAGTACAAGTATTGTAACAGCGTCTTGAACTTTGACTACGACACACAGTACTGCGTTCTGGGCAAGTCGGCACTTCTTGATAACATAGATCGCCTTCGGGAGCTCTATGATAACACGAGGAATGACTTTTTTGTTCTGGACAATGACGTCTCCAGGGACGAACTCTGCGACGTGCTTGACGCTCTGGATTTGAGTCGGATGAAGTGCTATTCACTCAGCGACTGCACATGGGAGGAGCTCTGTAAGTATTTCCACCTCGTCTGTCGCAGCACCAAGGACTACGAGTTTATCGGTTCTGCCGATAGAATTCCTCGTACGACATTGTCGGAGCCTCCTGCACCACCTGTCCTGGAAGATACCTCTGATGAAGCTTTTGGCCAATCACCTGTGTCGCTGCTTCCGGTGTGAGCTCGCCCTTTTCGATCTTCCGCTTCAGAGCAAGCATCTCAAAAAAGGTTGTATCCAGACGGTCCTCGGCATGCATCTGAAAAAGGGAGGGATAGTTGAAATAGAGTGTCTCATTCTCGGCCTGAAGCTTCTCCTCGTACTGCTGCTTGTTAGCCTTGAGACGAGCCCACTTCTGCTTGGACGCATCCATGTTGCGAACAAGAGCCTGAACCTGCGTCGCGCTCAGATCCTCGCTGTTGATACCGCGAACTCCAGCCGCAACCTCAGTCGGAGTCAATTCACGAGCCGCCATTTCCGTTTACTAGGATCAATGGCTTTAACTGGGTCATGAGTGACGCACACTCGTCGTGCGTGGTCATTCCCGTCAAGATGATCTGACCTGTGCGGAACACCTTGGCAATCCACTTGGTATCGGGGAAGTAGACCTTGACTGCGGGATACACCGCGGGCTCATAGACCGTTGTGACTCCCTTCTCACGGAGAGACGCGTACAAGGCATCCCGCGAGATGTTCGTGGCACCCGTCAGCTTCGTCTTGTAGTTCATCAGCACCACGCGGCGAACATCCGTCCACTCGCCCGTTCGCGCCGCGGGACAGTGAGCTTCGATATGTGCCTTCAGTAGACCCGTGACATGCCGATCATACTTTTCATCCAGAACGCCCGTGATGTGAAACACGCCGTTCTGGAAGATTTTTACGGTGATCTCCTTGCGAAGAAGAGTCCCGTCTCCGGCCGACATGACGACCAGTGTAATGGAGTTATGGCCGAATCCTGTCGTACGCTTTGGTGCCGCGGTCTTGGCCCGTCTCTTGATCAGGTCTCGCTTAGAGGATCCCCTCTTGACGATACCCTGCTTTTCAACCTTGATAATGTCGGCCGTCAGTGGAAGCTCGTGGGCGAGAACGTTCGTATCAAGCTTGACGCCCATCGTGTAGAGTACGACCATTGTTGTGAGTGTCGGGTGATCCATGGTTAGGTGGCTCTGTGTAGACCCAATCGGTTTCGTTTTTCCAGGCATGTGAGAAGGAATGTGGAAA